GAAAGCGTTATCCCCAAACAACACTGTACCCGCATAGTTATCATCGTTAATAACTTGGAATATTTTGTCGGTTGCTCCCGAAGCCGAATAAAGCCTATCCACTTGTTGATAAGCTCCATTTGCCGCATCATCTTGGTTGCTAGTCTTAACCCATACCTGCACCGACCCATCAACAATAGGAGAGTCGGTAAGAGTTATTCTTTTATTTCCTTCTAAGGTATCGAACTCTCCCTTTTGAACACTTAAAGCCCCTTCTAGTAAGGCTACATTAGTGTATACACTGCTCAGAGAATTATCAGCCTCGCTTCCCTGCAACACGATATTCCCGTCAACATTTTGCATATTTTGAATTGCATTATCTACAATCTTATACAAGGTGTAATTAACAGGCGCACCATCCTCCTTAGAGGTAATAGCGAATACGCGCTGTTGAGGGGTATACACTAAAGGAAAGTCCCCCTCTGGTGGAACAGTTTCGAAAGTAAGTTTTGCATTAGCCCCAGCCGCTAATGGGCCTCTCATATCCACTCCAATTAATTCTAATAACTTTTGAAGATTGTCTCTAGTTTTAACAGTTCTTAAATAGTTTTCATTAGCCAACATGTCCCCCTTAAGAGACATGACTGAACCCATATACGCAACCACTTCAATAAGCATCATGCCTAAATCCGACTCGGAGAAGTTCTGATAATCGAGAGGGTATACAGCTTTGATATAGTCTGTTAAGTCTTGTCTAATACTGTAGAAGTCGGTTCCACCGTAATCAATATACTCTTGCTTTTTTCTATCGGGGATAGAAGCCAGCTTCATAAAATCTGTCTGCGTTGTTCCTGAAAATACCATTATGCTAAATTAACCTCTACATCGAATATGTCTAAAGAGCTATCCAATAACTGCAAGGTCAGTCGAACCACAAGCTGGTTTCGGTTAGCTTCAATTGCCGTTGAGAAAACACTTAAGGAGATGACATTCACAATACTAAAATAAGTATTAAGAGTTTGAAGAATATCATTTTTTACTAAGAAATAAGTAGTCTCATCTAAAGGCTCAAATACATATTTTTGCAAAGAGAGCCCATAGTTAGGGAGCATTACTCTCTCCCCTTTTTCACACAACAAGAGTTGTCGTAAATTATTTCTAATTAAAGATACCCCATACGCTGGGCTGAAGTAGCTTCCTTCGGTCGCATTGTTCTGAAGAGCGGGAGGTGCCCCTGTGACCGTCTTAAACGATCCTGTGAGAGGGTAGACGAATCCCGCTCTACGCTTATACTTCGAAGAAGTACTGCGCTTAACAGATAAACTTACGTCTGCTCCATAGGAGTTATGTGTGGTCGTGGTTGCCATAATTAATACGGATAAGTCCTAATAGTGGTGAAGAAACCTTTCTGGGCATTATAATTTCTGAGTGCTTCGGATTCAGAGAGTGCCCTGTTATATAGCTTTAGACTTCCAATAAATCCGTGCAGCCCACTTTTTTTACCACCCCATTTTCCGCCCATGAAATTCATCCCTTCAATAGAGTTCCCCGAACCCCCTTGCGGATACATGCCATCAGTGTAACCTCCCCCAATAATCCAAGGAGTAAGCGACATGTTAGTGGGAGATCCTTCGGGGACAGGACCATTCCAATACCAGAAGTCTCGATAGCCTAAGCTATTGGGAGGGAATAGGGGCGCGTTGGGAGGCAGATCTCCCTCATACTGAGGGTCGTAGCTAAACGAGCGAGTGTCGGTCATAGAGGGGATCTGAGGAGCCCCCTCTCTTCCGAAGGTTGCCCCTACCGATTGCTCCTTAACCTTTTCTCCATTAAGGTAAATACTAACTTTATCCTCGCCATAGTCTACAGCGACAGTCGTGTGAACAAACATAGAGGAACAATCATTAAAGCTATGCCCTCCTGCGGTAGTAGTTGAAGTATCTACGGCAATTCCATAAAATCCACTAGGAGGAACTGCATCTTGAGGACAATATCCAATATCTCCCGAAGCAGCTACAAAGGTAACGCCACTGCTGTTAATAGACTGCGTAGGGCTCATATGGAATACAAGGCCCTCTGTAATGTTATTGTCCGCAGGGAGGTTGCTGGGCGCAGCCCCCTTCGTAATTCTCCGATCTCGGGTGAAGCCCATGAGCATACCTCGAACCACATCTGATCCAAAGGTTGGACCCACACTCCATGAATCTAATTCAGTAGAATTTGTCCCCCCACGATTTTCACAGCCTATAACCACACGGTGAAGTGCAGATAAAGATTGGTCTCCTGCCCAGCCCAAACCATTAGCTTCGTCTAGGTCAGGAATATGGGTCCAGAAATCAAAACTAGCTCCATTGTTATTATACAACAAACTATCAATGTCTGACCACCCACTATCAATTCTGCCGTAACCGTAGGGTCTATATGCAGAGTTTTGGTATCGAGGCTCTTCGTCGTAATAAACAGACTTCGGGTTTCCATCCGTTCCCCCAAAGAAGTTACACACTCCTCGGAAATAAGGAACACCAATCCCAGACGGGAACATACTATCAATAGAAGACGCAACTAATTGAGCAGCCATTTCGGAAGCCCCACCGCTAGTAGCGCAGTTAATAGCTAAATACTTGCTCGAATCAGGTTTGACGATATCCGCGTCCAGAAAGTTGTAAATACTTACTAAGCCGTTTGTGGTAACCTCATCCGTGAGGGAGAGAACCGTACCGCTCGTTCCGCTAACGGGGAAGTCTGAAGTAATGATCTGCCCCACCCCCACATTAGGCACCATTAAATCTTCAACAGTAAACTCATCTTGAGGAACCTCACTCTTAATATACTCAGGACAAAGGGGGAGGACAATTCCTGACACTTCTCCCGGATTAAAAATAAGATTATCTTGTTTAGACTTCTCAATAGCCAATAATCCGGCATCAAGATCCTGAAAATTATTGATAGGAATATGACCTTTTACTGCGGGTGCGTCATCGGGAGCTAAGATAACATGAACTTCAATCTGCTTCTTACGTTTATTAATTTTGGAATCGTGGGTAGCAATCTTAGAGTATAGGATCTGGCGTTGATTAATTAGGAGGGCACTATCCTCAGCATATCCTTGATTTTGAAGGTCCGTAATGTAAGAAGAGCTATCATAAATCTCGCGGTTGCGTTGGTCCAACAACACTTGCAAGAAGTGATCGTCATCGTAAAACTCTTGCATGGTAGGGCTTTCATCAATATGATCTATATCAAACGCAGTATTAGCCCAGCGGTTAAAAGTAGCCCACGAAACTTGAGTACCTTTACCTCCTAAATTGGGGTTATATTTAAATAGATACTCCAGCGATTTCTCAGGAACTCCAGTTCCCGGAATGGGATTACCTTCATCATCATAATAAACGGCATTGACAATATTAGTAATACATCCAGAGTAATCTAAGCCGCCACCGTATGCATCATAATAAATACCCGTTCTAGAGAATAAGAATTGTCCTTTGGTGGATAGGGGGGCACCTAGATCGCTCACCTCGGCAGAGAGAACATCTGTAAATGGATCAAACGCTTCTCCTGAGAGGCTGGGAGGAACGATAGGGAATCCATCTGCTCCTGCTTCTGCGTCTACTAACTGGAAGCTGGTCCCCTGCCCCCCATTTGCACAGTCTAATGCCTCTCCTAAAGTCTCAGGGTTGTCACAACTACTGGGAAGGGTGGGATCAAAATTAGGGTTAGGCATGTTCTTCCAGAACACGGGCTCAGGATTGTTAGCAGGATCTTCTAAACGAGCCTTTTGAATTTCCGCAATGGCTTGTTGCTGTTTATCCGCTTGAGTAACAAAAGAAGCAGCCGATTCCAAGGAGGCTTTGTTTTGTTCATAAACTAGACTTGCAGCTTCAGAAGGGGGAGGAGCGGGGAAAGAATCAATTACATTCCCTGCTGCGTCTGTCATGTTGAAGCCTACAAGCTGGTCAGCAATAGCCGAGGGGCCTTTTTGAAGCCCTTGGAAAGACTTCATTTTGTCAATACAGTTCTTTATAAGGTCAATTTGTTCGCCTACATTTTCGCCAATAACCCAAGCTTCTGCTCCGAACCCTAAGATAGTCCCCAAGCCTGTGAGGTCTCCTAAGCCTCCTAGAAGATCGTTTTCTACTCCCAAGTTAGAAGAACTAGAGACAAAAACAAACCTACCCAAAGTAGTATCGTATTCTACGATCCCCGTATCAAGAAATACTTTTCGCATAATATCCTTGAATACAGAATCAGCTAGAGCCTTACCTTCTCCGATACCATTACTCATACCACTAAGAATGGAAGATGGGAAGGCGTTAAGAACATCTTTCGTGAAATCCATCATGCACTGAGGAACTCCAAACTGCGACCCCATTGCATCTAAAATGGGGGTCGGAGAAGATGAGATAATCGCTGCTGCTTTGGAGAAATCGAATGTTGCCATATCTTATATAGGGTTAGGGGGCTGGGGCATCATAGCCCGTAGTCTGGTTGAGGTGAATATTAGGATTACCTTTAATTTGTACTTCCTTACCATTCATATGTACTAGCTCTGAGCCATTAATATCTACTTGAGGTGCGGTAATTTCTACTTCAGTTTCACTTTGGAGGGTGATCTTTCCTCTGGCTACAATATCTACCGAACCGCCAGACTCTACTATTACCCTAGAATGCGGCCCCGGAGTATTTACAAAGACCACGGAATCTTGTCCCTCGGCCTTGAGAGAGATATTATTATGATGAGAAAGAAGTTGGATGCACCCTGTAGTCTCATTTCCAAAAACTCCTGCTCTAGTGGCGAAGTACCCTCCAGTTCCGGGATCTCCTAAGCCGTTGGCAGGTTCGCCTGTATTGGGATCAAGGCGACCATCAGAATTGGTTCCTGTGTCAGGTCCATAGGCATTTTTTCCTGTAGCCTTATTTTCAATTTCTACATTTAACCCCTCTTCCACCCAAATATGGAAGCGATTCATGAGCGTATACATATTCACAGGCCCATGAGTTCTCATGTGGTACTCCCCCTCTGCAAAAGGGCTTTGCTCGCTGAGTCCTGTACTCCAGATAAAGAAGTCCTTTCCTCTGTGTTCATTAGTCATGACAATTCCATCCACGATGGGACTGTCTACTGCTTCAATTCTTTTTCCCCCACCACTCATAATACCAATTCGGTAGTCTTGGAAGGGGAGATCCGCTTTTTCTGAGTTATTATACCTACTAGCTACTTTAAAAGCGTCTCCTCGGTGATTAGTTATGCCGATAGCTTCGGGAGTGATCCCCTTGCCATCATACATGTCCTTAAATCTTTCGGGCCATGTTCCGTAGTCTGGGGGAGTTATCTCAGCGACCTCTCCGTCTTTAGTTGTAGGCCCCTTTAATCCTTTAGTACTCTTATCAAGGAAGGTGTTAGCGGCTACCTCCAATCCTTCAGTGTCAAGACTAGCCTCTTTATTGAGCCCTGTGATTGCGCCCATAACGGAGCCTAGATAAAAGTTACCTCTAAGCTCATCACCTTCCAAAGCGACATTATCTTCGTAAGCCACCAGCACTTGGCTACCAGCAGGAGGAACCGCTACAAACCCTTCTTGAGTGTTACCGTAGGGAGTAACATACTTAACATTTTCGTATACGGGTTTTCCATCTAGAGAAGATTTAAAAGCAACTTTAAACATTCCCGTCTGAGAAATATCCGCCTTGGATTGTACTGTACCTATTTTTAATTTAAGAGCCATTAGTTATCCCCTTCCTCAATGGTAGCAGTGTCATTTAGTTTTGCTCCTTTTCCTGCTCCCTTCACAAGCAAGAATTCGGACTCTGCTCTACTGGAATCAATACTATGCTTATATCCTACTATTTGATATAAACCACTGAACCAAGTTGTATTAGCCCTCACCGAACCCATGTCTTGGCTAAGTCTGAAGCGTGGTTCAATACAATATAATAGACAGTTTCTCATCATGCACCGTCGAGTACTAGCGAGATTAAAAAGAGGGGTAGTAGTGATTTTACCCTTCATGAAGGCT